ACGACAACGCATACCTGTGGCCGGGGGCCCGCACCGGGCCACAACAAGAGGAAACGGTCATGCACTTCTGCGTCGCCCTGGTCGCCATCGCCAACGACGACCAGCAGGTCGTCCCGCGCGGGCCGTTCGAGCCGATCTCGTGGCCGGAGGTCGAAGTCCTGCGCACGCTCCACGGCGACGAGGCAGTGCGCGAGGTCAAGCCGTTCGTTTACGTCGAGCAGACCGCCAAAGCCGAGAAAGAACGCCTTGGCCTGATCTACGGCGAGGTGGTTCACAAGCAAGTTTGGGTCGGGCGTAACGCCCGCATGGAGCTCGACGCCGCCGAGATGACCCTGCTCGATCCGGGCACGCCGTGGCTCAACCCGCTGACCGGCGCGGTCGAGACCACGCCAGCAGAGGAAGAGATCACGGTCGAGGAGGTCGACGACGCCGAGGATGACGACCCCAAGCCGAAGCGGTCGCATCACAAGAGGAAAGAGCCTAGCGACGCCGAAGAGGTCATCTAGGTGCAGACCGACACTCTCGCCAACTGCGTCTATAACCTCCGCGCCGAAGCCGGGCACTCGCTCTCGACGACGCAGGGGCAGAACGTCGTCGACGTCCTCAAATACCTGCTCAAGCGGGCCCAGCTCGAGCTGTGGACCGCCTACCAGTGGCCCACCCTGATGCAGTCGGGCGACGTGCAGACGGCTGCCGGGCAGTTCGTCTATTCCTACCCCGCCACCTTCGACTTCGAGATGATCCGCAAGTCGTATGTCGCGCCGGCCAACGCCACCAACTGGCGCGATCTCGTCTACGGCCTCGATGAGACTTACATCATGCCCGGTGGCGCCAACTCGCAATCCGGCGACGGCCCGCAGGTCTGGCGCCCGGAAGGCAACCAGTTCCGCATCTGGCCGACGCCAGTCTCGAACACCTGGTGGATGCGCTTCCGTGGCATGAAGCCGCTCAACGCTTTTATCGCCGACACCGACGTCTCGACCCTCGACGCGATGGCGATCGTCCTCTTCGTCGCGTCCGAACTCCTCGCCCGGGCGAAGGCCGAAGACGCCGCTAACAAATTGAAGAAAGCCCAGGCCCACCTTCTCGCGATCCTCGGCAACACGGTTTCGGCCAAGCAAAGGGTCTCGACCCTTGGATCGGGAGTGAGCCTTCGCCTGCCGACGCAGGGCCTCGACTACATCCCGATGACGGGCTGATCGGTGCCATACCTCGCGATCGAGAATTTCGCCGCCGGTCTCGACACCCGCAAATCCGCCTTGACCTCGGCGCCGGGCACGCTCCAGCGCCTGGTCAACGCCGTCATCACGCCCGGCGGCGAGATCGCCAAGCGAAGAGCCTTCATCAAGATCGCCACCCTCACCAACTCCTTCGGTCTCGCCGCCACCGAAAGCGTTCTCTACGCCTTCACCCGCAGCGTCACCCTGACGCCGCCGGTGATTGCCGTGCCCGGCGTCTCGCTCGCCTACCAGAGCATCCCCAACACCTCGTTGACGCTGGCCCAGGTCGACTTCGACACCTTCAACGGCAAGATCTACATGACCGCCTTCGATCCCGCCGGGACCGTCGGCAGTAGCCAGGTCTTCCACTACTACAACGGGGTCCTGATCAATGACGCCTCGGGAACCCTCGCCAAGGGCCTCTACATCCGGACCTACCGCACCAAGGTCTATTCGGTGTCCGGCAACAACCTCTTCTTCTCGGCGATCAACGACCCGACCATCTGGATCGACCCGCCGCCCGACCCGCCGGCCAACGGCGCCGGCTTCATCAACCTCTCCAACCAGGACAGCGGCGGCGAGCTCCTCACCTCGCTCGAAGTCTATTATGACAAGCTCGCGGTCTTCTCTTCGGTCACCACCCAGCTCTGGGGCGTCGACCCCGACCCTCTCCAGAACGCCCTCGACCAGGTCCTGCGATCCGCGGGCACGATCGCGCCGAACTCGACGCAACAATATGGTTCGGGGGATGTCCTTTACTTGGCGACTTCCGGGATCAGGTCCGTGCGGGCCCGCGACGCTTCCAACGCCGCGGCGGTTTCGGATATCGGCTCCCCGATCGACGGCTTGCTCCAAAGTCTCTACACCACCAGAGGGCAGAGCTACTTCTCAAAAGCTAAAGCCCTGCTCGAACCGATCGTCGGGCGTTTCTGGATGGTCTTCTCCAACGAGATCTATGTCCTCTCAGCCTTCCCCGGCCCGAAGATCACCGCCTGGTCCTACTACACCGTGCCGTTCACCATCGACCACGCTGTGACCTGTGGCGGGCGCATCTTCCTGCGCTCGGGCGACGACCTCTACGTCTATGGCGGCAACGACGGCCAGCAATATGACAATTGCGGCGTCGAGATCCGGCTCCCCTACCTCGACATGGGCAAGCCCGCGACCAACAAGATCTTCGCCGCGATCGACGCGACGGTGTCCGGCTCCTGGACGGTCAAGAACTCCTTCGACTACGATCATCCCGACGACGAGGAGACCCTTGGCACCTTCTCGTCACCGACCTGGCGGGCACAGAAAGCCGCTCTCGCCGGGGAGAGCACGCACTTCTCGATCCGCTTCTACAACAACGACGCCAACGCGGCCCTCATATCCAATGCCGCCATCCACTACGCTCTTGCGGATGAAGAAACATGATCAACGAGCGCAACGCCAGAACCCAGGAGATGCTGAAGGCCGAGGGCCTCTATAAGGGCAAGATCGACGGCATCATCGGACCGCTCACCCGGAAAGCCCTTGAGCTCCATAATAAACAACAGTACCAGCCGCTGCCCGTGCCCAGACCCGCGGCCGGCGCGATCGCGCCAAGCCTCGAAGCTGGCCCACCGGGCGGACCCGGCGCGGAAGCCGCCGGGCAGCTCCCGCTGCTCGCCGGCGAAGAGGCGTCCGACGCCGGCCCCGATAGCGAAGCCGGCGAGGGCCTGCCGCCGATGCCCGACAGCAGCGCCTTCATCAACGCTCCGGAATACACTTATGGCGGCCCCAAGACCGAGAGCGCCATGGGGCTCCGCGATCTCTTCAACAACGCCGTCGGGCACGAGGTTCTCACCGACCCGAACCGTCCGGCTTACGTCCCCGGTTTCACCGGCGAAGCCTCACCGCCGCCGATGGCACCAGTGGACCAGGATCTCAGTCAGATGCTGCCGCTGATCGCGAAATCCCTCGGTGGTATCCTGTCGCGGGCGGTACGATGATCGAGATCCGCCAGCCGACCTTCGAGGATCTGCTCTTCGTGTCCGCCAACCTGCGGGCAGAAGACGTTCGCGAGCTCTCCATCACCCGGAACGACCTCGATATACCCTCACGCCTCGCCACCGCCGCCTGGTGCGCGAAATATCGCCGCTGCGCTTACCTCGGCGGCGAACCCACCTTCGCTTTCGGCGTGTCCGCCGTTGCCCACGATCACGGCCAGGCGTGGGGCTTCGGCACCAAGCACACCCGTAAAGTCATCAAGTCGGTGACTAAGTTCATCATCCGGACTATGGTCCCGGAGATGCTCCACGATGGGCTCGCAGCCGTGCAGGCGCTCGGTCAGCCCGAAAACCGATTATCTGCCCGCTGGCTCGGGCACCTCGGTTTCACAGCAGTCGCCAACTTGGCCGGGATTGGTGCCGGCGGGGAAGACCTGTTTCTGTGGGTCACGACCGCCGATGAACACCGCCATAACCACCATTCCGCCGCAGCGTAGGCTCGTCCAGAGGACCCTGGACGACGTCGACTTCGGGCTCGCCGGCAAGAGCGACGTCGACGAGCTCGTTGCGCTCTTCGACGATTTCTTCGAGGAAGCCGACTACAAATCCCGCGGCATCGTCTATGCGCCGTCCAAGGCCAAAGCCTGGCTGGACCGCGTGATCGCCTACGGCGCGTGCCCGCACATCATCGCCAGGAGCCGCGACGACAACACGATCATCGGCGTCACTTCTTATTCGCTCGACGATAGTTTTTGCTTCGCTCCCGTAGCGGTGCTCGGAACGCTTTATGTCGTGCCCGGGCACCGGCGCTCGGCGGTCGGTAGGGTTCTTGTCGCGGTAGCAACCGAGATGGCCGAAGGCGACGGCGCCTGCGCCTTCCACGCTCCCCTGGCCAGCGGGATGGAAGAGATGAAGAGCCTGATCAACCTGTTCGCGAAAGCCGGTTTCGTTCCGATCGGCACGATCCTGGGAAGGAGCCTTTAGATGGGCGGAAAATCTGGCAACGTGATGATGCCCCGTGGCGGCGCCGGCAAGGGCGGCGGTGGCGGTTCCGTCATTGCGCCCGGGCAAGCCGGCGGCGCTGCCGGCGTGACCGGCTCACGCCAGCAGCGGCTAGCCGACGCCGTCAAGAAAGTCGGCGTCCGCAGCGGCGCTGCCGGTGGTCTGACCTCGCCGCCCAGCCCGAGGGTACGCCCGACGGGCCCGAGCGGACCCGGCGTCGATCCGGGCACGGCTTATGGTGGATCAGTCCCGGGCGGGCCGCTGCCGGAAGGCATGACAGCACCAGCCTTGGCCAGCGTATTTGGGCCCGGCCTGACCACTACCGGCGGCGCAGGAGTGTTCGGCACCGGCCCCGGGGAAGACCGACCGCTCGATGCGGAAGCCGAGCGCCGCCGTCGGGTCCAGCAACTGGCCGGCGGCATGGGCGGAAACTTTGGCGGAAGGGTATTCTGATGGGCGGCAAAGCGCACGCCGACAACTCGCAGATCGTCAAAGAGCAGCAACAGCAGGCCAAGGACGCCGCTGCGAAAGAGGCTCTGCGCCAGACCCGGCTCAACACCGGCCTCAAGAAGATCGGCTTCGCCTTCGAGGGGCGGCCGGTAAGAGCCCCGACGTCGCACACCTTCGATTGGAAGAACTTCAACGACAAGACCGTCCTGCCGAAGGGCTATACCCGGGTCCAAGTCGGCCCCAACGGGAAAGCCCTCGCGGGCACGCCAGCGACGCCAGGCACGCCCGGCGGTGGCGCCTGGGACAACAACGGGAATTACATCCAGACCCCGGGCACGCCGGGCACGCCTGCGACTCCGGCTGCGCCGGGAGCCGGGGTCACCGCGATCATGGGCCCCGACGGGAAGATCTATAAATCCGGGAAAGCCTTCTCCTACACGACCAACGACCCGACCGGCGCGGTCACCGGCGGCTTCGGCGACGACTTTTACAACAATTACAAGAACCAAATCCTCGACTACTACAACCCCGATCTCGCCAAGCAGTTCGGGAAGGCGCAGGACAGCGCCATGTATAGCCTCGCCCGCGCGGGTACCAGCACCTCGTCGGCCGGCGCTGCCCTCGACGCCGACCTCGCCTCTCAGAACGCCGACCGCAGCGCCGACATCGCGAACAAGGCCGACCAGGCGGTTGGCGCCAAGAAAGCCGACGTCGCTGCGCAGAAGTCGAAGGCAGTCGCACAGCTCTATGCCACGGAAAATCCCGATGTCGCCGCCAACCAGGCGACCGCCGCCGTGCGCGACATCTCCCTAGCCGCCCCCGACCTGTCGCCGCTCGCCCAGCTTTTCAACATCGCCGCGGTCGGCGGGGCCAACATCATGCGCGGCTTCAACAACCAGAACCTGGTTGGCAACTTTCAGTCGGGCCTGCCCGGTAAGCAGGGCTCCGGCAACATCGTCAACGGCTAGAGGCCAATCATGTGCGACCCGACAATCATGGCGATCGCCTCGATGGCGTCCGGCATCGCCGACTTCGCTGGCCAGCAGAGCGCACAGGCCAAGCAGAAGCAGTCCTACGACGAGTGGTTCGCCACGCAGGAGAAGAACCGCGCCGACCAGAATCGCAAGCAGGAGCAATCCCGCCAACAGGCCGAAGCCGCCCAGCAGGCCGCCGTGCAAGGTGTATCTGCCGGTGCCCAGACGGCGGCGCAGGGCGCCGAAGCCAACCGTCTCAACGATTACCTTTCCAGCCAGACGCCGCTGACGGCGACGCCAGCCGCGGGATCGCCAACCCCGGGCACCGACACCTCGATCGCCGACAAATACATGCTCCCCTCGCAGCGTCTCAGCGACGATCCGACTTTCCACGCCGACCTCGCCGGCAAGCTCAACGCCGCCGCCCAGGAGGCCAAGAAGCGGATCGCCGCCCTGGCCACGGTCTCGAGCTACGGCGGCTCGTCGGGCGGCCTCGACAACTACGTCGCCGACATCTTCGGGAAATCCGGGCTGACCATCGACCAGATGAACGAGCGCCGGCGCGGCGACCTCGCCGTCTACGGCACCCAGCAGGCGGTCAACCCGGTGCAATGGTCCTACACGCCCGGGCTCAAGATAGGCTAACCGCATGGCTGTGATCGGTCTCCGCGTCAACCAGGGTCCGAGCCTCAACCTCTCGGACATCTTCAAGAACGCCATGAATGACCCCGACACGGTCATGAAGATGGAGCTCGCCAAGTCCAAGATCTGGAACGACTACTATCAGAACCAGGTCTATCAGCAGCAGGCCGAGGAGCAGCGCCAGCTCGGCATCAAGACCGGGCAGGAAGCCACCGACCTCAAGACGCTCGCCGGCGTCCGGGCGGGAGCCGTGCCCGGCATCACTCAGGGCCTCGTCGGGGCCATACCCAAACCGGCCGACCAGCCTGCCCCGGTGGAGATCTCCCGGATCGCCGGCCCGGTGAACGGTGTGCCGGTGTCGGCGCCGCCGGCGATCGTCGACCAGAACTACTACAACGACCAGGTCGCGGCAGCGAAAGCCCGTGGCTCGCTCTACCCCTACATCGCCAAGGACGCCAGCGACCTGTCGACCGGCTACGGCAAGGATCTCGGCAACGAGGCGCTGGCTTCCGGCTTGACCCCCGGCGGACCCGCCGCCGTCAACCTCACGCCCGACCGGATGCGTCTTGCGGCGACCCTCACCGGCCAGATGCCGACGACGAGCACCATGATCACTTCGGGGGATACCGCCCCGGCCGTGAACGCCGTCCGGGAAGCCGCGGGCAAGCTCCCTTACGACGTCGCCCTCGAACAGGCCAAGGCCGAGGCCAAAGCCCAGGCCGACCTTGCCGCCAACCCGCTCGGCACTTCCGGCGTCGGTCCTGCGGCTGTTCATCTCGCCGCGCTCAAGGCCAAAGCACCGGGGTCGCTCACTCCGGAAGAGCAGCAGCTCATACCCATGCTGGAGACGATCGTCGCCAAGGAGACCTCGGTCTCGCAGCCTGAAAAATCGACGATGCAGACCTACGACCCGGTGACCAAGACGTGGAAGTCGTCCGGCGGTGGCGCTCCGGCCGCGCCGAGCAGTGTCTACAACAAGGGCACCGGCGGCGATGCGATCGAGCGCGGGCACCTCGACGATATTTCGGCGCAGATCGTCGCCAATCCGGCTTTCGTCCCGACGCAGTTGCAGCTCAACGACTACGAGACCGCCTACACCAACCAGATCCTGACGCCGCGGTCGGTCGACACCGGCGCCAAAGACGAGGTCGGCAATCCGGTTTTCCGCATGGCTATGCCGGTCAAGCCCGCCGGCATGTTGACCCCGGCACAGGTCCGGGCACGGATGCTTGGCCAGCCGATCACGGCAGCCGATCCTGCTCCGGCGCCGGCGACGCCGGCCGACGGCGGCCTGGCTCCGTCCGTCGGAGGGATCACTCCGACGGGTGTCGCTGTTGCCGCACCCGGGGCGGTTCCGGCAGAGGCCGTGCCCGCAGACACGGGCGCAGTCACGACCGGGGCCAACGGCCTGCCTGTCGTCACCCAGCAAGTCGGCAAGCGACAAGAGTATGTCGGCACCGCCGACCAGAACCGGGACAAGACGCTGGTGCCGGTCTTGACTGCCGCCTACGCCCACATCCGCGACACGCCGCCCGGCGACATCCCGAACGCCTTCTGGCAGGTGTGGGGCAACCCGACCAACGACCCCTCGACGATCGAGACCTGGATCGAGCAAAACGCACCGCCGTCGTCGCGCCGGTATCTCCAGGCGCTCAACCAGTTCACGCTCAACCTCTACCTCCTGTCGGGGGCGGCCTTCCCCGGTGGCGAGAAGCCGCAGAACATCCGCACCTTCGCCATGTCGCAGGCCGACAACGCCGACCCGCAGACCCGCGCCAACAAGCTGCAAGCGATGGTCTTCCTGCTCAACGGCATCCAGAACAACGCCTTCGCCGGCGACCCGGAGGGACGCCACAAGGCGCAGGTTGATGGCCTCAAACGCTTCGGGGTCCAGTTCGACGACAGCCTCTACCCACCCGACCCGGTCGATCCCGCCGCATCGCAAGTCACCGCTCCGACAGGCGGGCCCAACAAGCTGATCTTGCCGCCGGGCGTGCCGGTGCCGCCGAACTGGGGGCATTACACTCCCGCTGCGGCGGCGCGTTACCTCCAAAACCATCCACCAACCCAGGCTCAGTAGATGGCCGCCCTTACCCCCGCGCAGGTACAAGAACAGCAGGACGCCCAGGACGCCCAGGACGCGGCCGACGCTGCTGCCGCAGCCGCTGCCGCCGCGCCGGATGCTCCTCGCCCGGAAGGCTTCTGGATGAACCTTCTCGGCAACGCCGGAGAGTTCGCGCACGGTGCCGGCGAAGGCGTCGCCAGCCTCGCTGACTTACCTTCGCGCGCGGGCACGGGCATCGCCAACCTCTATAACCGTGCCGCCGGGAAGCCCCTCGCCGAGCCGCAACTAACCGGCGCCGTCGACCTCTACAACAAATATGTCCCGCCGGTGCCCGGTTACCGAGACAGCGCAGCCCGCGTCGCCGGAAACCTCGCCGGGCCATTGATTGTCACCGGCGGTCTTGGTGCTCCGGCGGCCGGTGCCCGCCTTCCCGAGATCGTCTCGACTTTGACCAGCGGAGCCGCTCGCACCGGTGTCAACGCCGGGCTGATCAAGGGCGGCAGCGAACTCGGCGGCGCCGTCGGGCACGCGATCACCGGCGGCGAGGGTGGTCAGACCTACGGCGAGCTCCTCGGTGGCGGCCTCGCTGTGCCGGTTGGTGGCTACCTCGGCCGGGAAGCCCTCAGTCGGGGATTGACCAACCCCGGCGGCCCGGCGTCGTCGGCAGCTCGCCTTCGGGCCGCCGACCAGATCAACGTGCCGCCCAGCCTCGGCCTGGTCGGCAACAAGCTCGCCGCCTATCTCGAAGACGCGCTTTCTGTCTTCCCCTACGGTGGCGGGCCTTCCTACGCCGCGCGCCGGGCCCAGTACGGAGCCCTGGACGCTGCTGCCCGCGAGAACGCCGCGCAGCTTCGCGGCGCCCCCCGCACCGGCCCGATCAGCAAGGCCGGTCTCGGCGAGCAAGGCATCGGTGTCGCGACCACCGCCGACCGCAACATCCAGGACGCCATCGATTACCAGTACAACGACCCAGTGGTCGGCTTGCATGGCCAGATCGACCCGGCCACCGGGCAGCCGCGCCTGCCGCGAGCAACACCAGTAAGCGTCGTCGCCGAGCGGGCGGCACGAGCGTCGATGCTCGACGACCCGCTCACCGACCTCGCCACGCAGGGGCCGACCATCCGGCACTTCGGTCAGATGTCGGATGTAAATTCACGTTTCCCGGTCGACCAGGCGCTGGATCAAACTCTTCGGGCACAGCGGGCACAGGCGGCGGCACCCTTGCCTGCGAACGCCACCCCGGCCGACGTTGCCGCGCAGCAGGCTCTTCTCGCCCGGATCGACAGCGACATCTGGGACAACACCGGCCCGAGCTTCCAGGTCGAGCGCAGTCAACGCGGTTACGGCACCCGCACGGACACCGGCGTCGCCCTCGACGCCGGAATGCGCCGAGCCATCCGGGTGGCGCAGACCCAGACCATGCGCGACGCCGCGACCCGCGCCGGCATCCCGGCAGGCGTGTTCGACGCCATCGAGCAGCGGGCCAGCGAGCTGATGGATCAGCGCGACGCCATCGGGAGCCTGACGCCCGACCGCCTCGGCAAGACCATTCCGCAGGGCGAAGCCTACACGAAACTCTTCGGCGGCAGCGGGCAGGCCAACCTCGACCAGATGCGTGCGCTCGCCGAGCACGACCCGCGGGGTCTCGCGCAACTGATGGCCGACCAGTACGAGCTCCAGACCCGCGGGCCGGTAGCCGCGGGCACGCCCGACGCCAGCCCCGAGACGCTCGACCCCGGCAAAGCCTCGGCCTGGTGGTCGCAGCAGAACCATCCCGACGTGCGCGACCTCTACGCGCCGAACCCGGCACTCGCCGAGCGCATGAACGCCACGGATCTCCTGATGCGGGCCGCGAAGACCCAGCCGACCCGGACACTCCCTGGGAAGGGTGGGAATACCCTCGGCGGCCCCGGTATCCTGAGTGGGATCACCTCCACCGGCATCGGCGGGTTGGTCGCAGCGCTCACTGGATCGCCGATCGCGCCGGCGGCCATAGCTGCCGCCCTCGGGACGCCGGCGCTCGCCCGCTTCATCGGCAACCGCTTCACCAGCGACCAATTCACGCGCAGCATCGTCAACCCGCCGAGCCTCGCCGAGAGCATGCTCAACCGGCCGACGCTTTCCCGCATCCTCTCCAACGCCGCGATCAGCGGCTTGAGCGGGCAGCCTTACAGCGGCGCGGCCATGACCCAGGGGCAACTCAACGACGCTCTGCGCAAACAAGGCTATGACGACGCCACGCTTGCGGGCATGAGCATGGGCGACAAGATGAAGATCGTCAGCGGCCAGGCCGGAGCGCGCTGATGGCGTTCGGGCTTCTCACAGGTACGTCTGGCATCCAGCCGGGGTTCCTCTCCAGCCTGGAAGCTCTTCGCCGGGCACTGCCCAACAACCTCGGCGCCCAGATCGGGATCAAGTCGGGCTACCGTTCCCCGGAGCATCAAGCAGATCTCTTCCGGCGCGCCGTGGCGAAGTACGGGTCGGTCGCGGCTGCCCGCAAGTGGGTGGCGCCGCCGGGACGTTCCCAGCATAACCTCGGCAACGCCGTGGATCTCTCCTATGGATCGCCGGCGGCGATGCAGGCCGCGCATCAGATGGCCGGCCAGTTCGGGCTTGTTTTCCCGATGTCATACGAGAACTGGCACATCGAGCCAGTCGGAGCTCGCGGCGGGAAAGTAGCAACAGGATCACCGACATCACCGACATCATCTACAGGCCCGGTGCCCGCGGGCACGGGATCGAGCCTGGCGTCGGTGTTCGGCGGCGGTGACGGTAGTGACGCTAATAACAGCGGTATTCCCTCGATAAGCGCCGGCGGTAGCAGCGACATCGGCCACCTGGTCGGCGACTTCTCGGCGCCGAGCTACGATCTCCAGACCATGCCGGCGGACGCACCTCTGCCGACTTCCACTCCCCAGGCGACAGCTCCTGAATTTTCACCTTTAGCTGGGTTGTTCGCGCTCCCTAACATCGGTCTCCCGGGCGGCGAGATCCCGCCGGGCACGGACACGCTCCCCGGCGCCCTTCCCGGGCAGGCCAAGCAACTCCGCAACAGGATGACGCTATGAGCTTCCTCTCCGATCTCATCAGGTTCGAGAGCTCCGGGTCGAACGTCACCAACACGAACCAATCCACCTCGTCCGGCCGTGCCCGTGGTTATTTCCAGATCACTGACGGCACCTGGCAAGACTTCGGTCGGAGGGCCGGGGTCGACTTCTCTCGTTACCCGACGGCGCTCTCCGCCCCCTACCATCTTCAAGCTCAAGTGGCGTCGCTGATCCCCCTGAAAAGGTGGGACCCGATCACACTCCGGAAGCTATCCGCCGCCGGGCACCGCTTTGACGTCAACAAGACCCTTGGTGAGAACCTCCAAGCCAAAGGCGAGAGCCTCGCCGCCGGCGAGAAGGGCGCACCCCTGCCTGCGGCGTCTGCCGTCGTCACCGGCGCTGGCCAGCCCAAGCTCGACTACGCCTCGCCCGAGACCCCGGTGCCCGGCGCGACCCAACCCAACGCCGGCCCCGGCGCCACTCCCGACCTCGCCTCGGTCTTCAGCGACGCCCTCGGTGGCAGCGGCGCCGGAAACGCATCATTCGGCGGCGGGGGTGGATCTTCCGGCGGCGGTAGCCTTCCGCCCGGCGAAGCCTTCGGCCTGTCTTACCAGTCGGCCTCGGACGCCTTGCCGCCGTCGCCCGATCCCGCGCTGACGCCGCTCGCCGACCTCTTCACCCTCCCGACGATCGGGCAGCCCGAGAGCAAGCTGAAATCGCTTCGAGCTGCCCAGGCCGGGCTCACCTAGATGGAGCTCCCCGACATCCTCGCCGGCGCCGTCGGCTCCGGGGTCGACCCGGAAGCGATGCAGCGGCAACTGGCCAAGGCGCGGCCACCGCCGTCTCTCCTGACCTCGCTCGGCGTGCCCGACGAGTTCAACGACAAGCTCGCCCAGACAAAACTCGCGCAATTCGGCCCGGGCCTCGCCTCGGCTTTCGCCAACGTCGTCACGTTTCCCCACGACGCCGCCTATAAACAGGTCGATCCGATGAGCCCGGAAGGTGTGAACCGGGCCATCGATTGGGCGTCGACGATGGTCGGCGATGGCGCAGCTTCGGCTGGTGCCCGCGAGACCGGGCTCGGGATCTTCGGTGGTCGCCTGGCGAAGACCGCCGACCTCGAAGCCCTCGCCCGCGCCCAGCAGATGGAAGCCGCCGGCGGTCTCAAGCATTCGATCTACGACGCCACCGGCTGGTTCAAGGATGCCGACAACCAGTGGCGCTTCGAGATCCCCGACAACAACGCGGTGATCAACAGCAAGGCGGCGATAGACAAGCGCGTCGCAGCGCATAACCAGGACGCCACCGAAAGCGAGCTTGCCTCGATCCTTGCTCACCGGGCCGATAGCTTGGGCCTGCCGATCGACGAAGCCGCAATGCATCTGACCAACCAGCTACAACGCCCGATCCCGCAGCGATCGATCGATCTGGCCAAGGCCCATACGAAAGAGGACTTGCTGGCCCGCGCCAAGTACCTCGAAGGCTACGACCCGACCGCGGCGCCGCTGACGGTCGACGAGGTGGTCACCCACCCGGAGCTGAAAGCCGCCTACCCCGACTTGTTCACACGCCCCTACCACCGCCAAGGCGGCGCCGACGCCATGTTCTGGCACGGGGCTTACGATCCGGGCACCGACGAGTTCTTTTTCTCGAAGCACTCACCCGCGAGCATGGAGCCGAGCACGGGACTGCACGAACTCATGCACGGCGTCCAGGCGCGTGAAGGCTTCGCTCCCGGCGCCAACATGGGCGACTACTCGCCGGCGTCCGAGCTCAAATATCACAACTCCGCTGGTGAGGTCGAAAGTCGCAACGTCCAGATCCGCAAAGACTTCACGCCCTTGCAGCGCAAGCAGCGATACCCTTGGATGACGCAGGACGTTAAGCCGAAGGACGTCTTCGTCCAACCCGCCCGCCCCTTCAACCCGGGAACACCCTGATGGCAAAACCCCCGAGCCCGTTGGCCCGCATGATGACGCAAGCCGTGGCCGCCCCACCGGCCTCGACCGGCGTACCCTTCAAGCAGGGTGTCGCGACACCACCACCACCGAAGAAAGCCGCGCCCCCGTTCACGCCCGGCGCTCCTAAAAAGGCTCCGCCGCCGAAGTCGAAACCCGGCGGCGGAGGTCGTGGGAACATGGCGAACTTCCGGGGTAAGCACGCCCCGCCGTTCACGAAGAAGAACGCCTAGCGCGGCGGCAGCCGGTCGTACTCGCTGACCGCCCCGCTAACGATGGCGATCACTACAAAAACCAGAACCAAAGTCAGGATCTCGGTCATGACTAGAAAGGGCTGTCGCTGTCGTCTTCGCCTTCGACCGTCTCGAAGACTTTATTGGCCGCGGCGCGGCCATCGATGCGCGGGGCGTCTTTCTTGATCAGTTGGATGTGGTTGAGCCCGAAAGAAATCCCTTTCTTGCCGGAATTCGTCCACGAGAAGGGCAGGATGTTGGCCCGGACGATCTGGCCGGCGTAGACCTCGGCGGGATCGAGCACGTCTTGTAGTCTGACGTCGACGATCCCCGGCTTGTATTTGCTCCACGGCGAGATGTAGAGCATGCCCGCCTCGTAGCCGGCATACGGCTTCTCTTCAGCATCCCGGAAGGGAAGCATCAGGCTCTTCACCGGGACGTTGGGGAACTTGTCTTTCGCCAGCGCCAGCACCGCATTCTGCATCGCCTTGAACTCGGCCGTCTTCTGCTCGGCGGGGGTAAAAAGCAGGGAGCAGGAGAAGACGGGTTCTGAACCCTCGGAGCGGGGCTTGGGCGCGAAAAGCTGCGGAAACGAGAGGGTGGCGTAGGGCGTATTGAGGGCTGTAGCAGCCATTTTGACATTTCCTTTTGCTGAGACTTTCATGCCCTCTGGGAGGGCCTGCTTTACTTACGAAACTTTGGTCTCGGTTTCAAGTTCAATCTTGCTCCAGGCTCTCGGTCAACTGCTCGAACACCGTCTTAGCGTCTGACCCGAGCGTCGCCGGGCGCGGGTCGGCTTCCCTGACGAGGGTCGTGCCCGAGCTCTCTTTCACGACCAGCGGTCCCTTCACGTTGAGGATCTTCGTGTCGAGCTTGGCCCGCTTGAGGATAGCCTCGACCTGGGTAGGCGTAACCACCTTGACCATCGAGGCGACCAGTTTCGGAAAGCGTTTCCGAAGCTCGGCCAAAGCCGTGTCGGCGTCGACCCATTTGCGCATGGCGCGCTTCGCCGCCAGCTTCCAGCCGGGAATGGTCTTGCCGTGGTCGATGCGGGCACTCGCCTCGATCCTGACTTTCTCGATCCACGAGATGACAAAATCCGCCTGATCGAGGATCGCGGCGATCTCGGCGTCGCTGAGAGCTGCTGCCGTCGCGGTGCTGACGGCCGGTGACGAGTTTGCGTCGAAGACCATGCGGGCGTCTCCTTGGGCCTTGCCGGCCAGGGTACGGCATTCCCCGGCGCGAACGCACCAGCGGCACCACGGGCCGACGACCTCAGTCTTGTCGCCGAGATCGATCTGGCTGATGGCGGGAAGCAGGATCGTGTCGCGCCACGCTTCGAGCTCGAAGATGTCGATCTCGTCGGTGTTGAGGCCGGGATCGCTCTCGGTGCGCGGCTGGATGATGGTCATGCGGACGGAAGCGATCGGGGTCTTGCCTTTGTTGACCTGCTGGATCGCCCCGAGCGCATAAATCCGAAGCTGCGGATTGTCCTTCGCCGAGACCGCGACGCCTCTACCGTATTTGAGATCGACGATCTCGAGCTCGCCGGTAGCCTTCCTCAAGGCGATGACATCAGCGGTGCCCCACAGCTTCTCGCCGCCGGGCACGGGCACCGACACTTTTGTCTCGGTCAGGAAGACGCTCGACTTCGCCTTGAGCTGCTCGACGTACTCGACATAACGCTCGACCGCGTCGACCATGTCGTCGTCGACCGTGATGGTGAAGCCCTCGACCACGATCTCGTCAGGCGCCGGCAGGCCATGAATGAGCAGCTCGGCGACCTCGTGCGCGGCGCTTCCCTCGGCGGTGTAGATCGTCGCCTTGCGCTTGCGGCCACGGGCCTGGGTCACCGACGCCGGGCAGTTGAGCCAGGTCCCGGCGCTCGACGGTGAAGCATCTGCGTGCGCGATCATGTTGCCTTCCCCAAAATAATTTTTCTGAAATCCGAGATACGCTCACTGGCGGTCACGGCAGTTCCTCCGCAGCAAGAGCGTCGACGACCACGCCGATCTGGCTGGCCGGGCGATCATCGGGGCCGCGGGTGACGGCGGCCTTGACGTCGTGGATGCCGAGACCGTGCTGAAGCAGGAGCGAGATCAGCAAGCCGGCGTCGCGCAAGGCCGCCTCGTTGGGCGACCCCGGCTTGCCGGCGTTGACGAAGACTTCCCGGATCTTGCCGTCGTTGTCGCGAGAGTAAGTGAGAAACGCTTTCAGCCGCAGTCCCTCGACGTCGGCGTAGCGGACCCCGAAGGTGACGCTGCCGCGACGGGGCGGGAAGCGTATGCGGTTGCTCATCGCTCGATCAGTCTCTGCATCTGCGCGATGCCCGCGCCGATCCCGATCATCAGGAACGACAGGAGCATGTGGTCGGACGCGGCGAAGACCAAGGCCATGACCGCCATCGCCCCGGCCGGAGCCGCAACGATGATGATCTCGTCGATCTCGGGATCAGTCATGCCGACACCCGGATCGGCGGGACGTAGCGAACGCCGGCGCTCACTCTCTGGTGCTCGCCGCAGTAAGACACGCCGCTGAGGGATCGCTTGCCGCAAAACAACGCCGACACCCCGACGCCGGACACCGGCCAGCGGCAGGAGTGAAACCCCTGAAGGTCGAGGTCGAGAAGCCTGACTTTTCCGACTTTCGCCAGGGGGATCTCGCGCGGCGGCTTGGGCTTGGCGACGCGCGGCTTGCCTTTCGCCTTCGTCTTTACCGGCTTCTCCTTCTCGACGGCGACGCCGCGGACCCAACGCTTACGATGCACCATGCCCAGGAAAGCGTTCCTGGTCACGCCACATTGTTCGGCGCAGAACCCGGCCTTGTAGCCGTCGCCCCACAGCCTTTCTCCCAAGGCGAGGCGATCCAAGGGCCACTCATTCATGGTCGTCGTCCACCCGGCCGACCGTCACAAGGCCGAGCATCCGCCCGACCGTGGTCCGGAACCGCCGCCACTCTTCGACAGTCACCGTCGGCTGGATCGTGAAGATGTCTTCGATGATCCGGCCCAGGGTAAGCGGGCCATAGGCCGCGGGTACGTCACCGGCGAGCTTGACCCGCAATGGTGCCGTCGCCGGCGTACCGGCGTTGACGATCCGGGTGGCGTCGGTGCCCAGACCAAATTCGGGCGTATCCGTGGTCACCGGCGGGAGCTCGGCCTGCTGGCGGAGGATGTCGATCGGGGAGAGTTCTTCAGGCGCCGGCATGGCCGTTGCTCCCGGCAAGGCCGAACTCCACGATCATCTCTTCCCGGATCTTCGGGAAGAGATCGGGTTCAAGCCGACTGAGCCTGACGCCGCCGTGACGCCCGGCGATCTTGTCGATGAAGCTCTTCGCCTGGGTCTTCTGCTTGGGGTCGGCGAAGCGCTTGGTCAGCTCGTCGAGGACGTAGGCGCGGTCGGCGGTGACGACCACCGCATCCGCCTTGACGTCGGGCTCGGGCACAGGCGCTGGCTTCTTCGCCACCGTCGTCTTCTTGCGCCTGGCCGGAAGAACCGCCGCGGCGTCGTCGAGGGCCTCCTCGATAGCGGCGATTTTTGCGGCCGTCTTTTTGGAATACTTACCGGCGCCCATCTGTTCCCCTGCGCGAAGCAGTTCCTCCGCGGCGTTGTCGATTTCCTCTTCAGAGGCTTCCGGATCGGACAAAACGGCCGCGGCTTCCCGTGCAATAGCCTCGGCCGCGGTTATTGGCATGCCCGCCACACTGCTGCCTTGCGTCGCCGCCGTGACGACGAAGCCCTCGGCGCCGAAACGCTCCTGGGTGACCTTCCAGAGGTCGTTGAGCGGCATGGTGCGCAGGTCCGGACGGTTGAGAGCTTGCAGGGCGAGTTCGATGTCGCCCATGCTCTCGCCTGATATTTCGATCTTGATCATGGTTTTTTCCTTGCGGTCCTGATGAGGTGGTAAGAGGCGTAACGCTTGCCGTTGCTTGCGTGGACCATGTCCGTAAGAATGTCATGCCCGGCCTGACGAAGCTCGTGCACACGCGCAGCCAAGCGGAAGCAGCCGTACTGCGCCAAAGCCTCGACCGGGGTTATCGACGGTTGTCGTTGCAGATGGTCCAGCAGCATTGCCGCTTGGGCGGGGTTACTGTGCTGGGGCGCTACCACGGGCTTTCTCCTTCCTGACCTCGATCTCCTCGATCATGGCGTTGACCACGGCGAGGGCGTCGTCGACTTTCCTCATCGCGGCATCGATCGCGGCCCTGACGGCGATCTCCTCCTCGGGAGTGAGTTCGCGCTTGATCATGAGGCGGCGAAGCTGCTCGGCGGGGTTCGGCACGTCGCGGGTGACGGTCATGCGTCTTTCCCTCCGATCCTCTGGAGTTCCCGGTCGATGTACCAGCGCGCCTTCTTCAGGTCGTTGACGGTGTCGCCCTTCTCGCCGGAACGCCAGATGTATTTGATCGCGTTGCCGAGATTGAAATTCATATGCTCGGTGATCT